ATAATTCCCCTTTGCCTGATAGCCGGCATCGGACTGAGCTTTGGTGTAATAGCGCGAATCGGAAAGCGTTTTGGTGTAATAACGTGCATCAAAGTTTGCGTAGTTAGCAGGAGTGACTTGCCCCGGGCAGGAGTAATTGCCGCTGGTGTCCCACTTGTGGTTATGTTCCTGTCCGGCGCTGCCCCGGATATGTAAATGCCAGCTCAATACTGTTCCACTAATCAGGGCACCCATTGAAAACACCCATGCATTACTGCTCAGTCGTGCGCGTTGCTTAATAAGTGGGTGATATTCGCTGGTTCCTGAGGAGCTAAAATCCTGATAGTAAGCGGCTGTAGTGTTGTACTGCTGATCCCATGCATACGCCCCGACATATCCCGCTGAAATGCCTTTTGTGGCGTTGACCCCCTCCCCGAAAACTACATTTCCTGTGCTCAGGTTCACCTGTAGAGGACGCAAGCTGTTATAGCTTCCAAGAGGTGCGCCGCTATCTGTCAGCATCAGATACAGATTGTTGCCATCATTGCGCCAGAAAGAACCATAGTTGCCGTATGCAATGCGGAAGTTATTAGCGGTTTTACCAATGATTTCACCATCAAAGGTACCATCGGGGTTGAAAATAACCGTTTTCCCGTTTGCCCTTAAACTGATACGTCCATTTACATCAATTTCAATGCCGCTATTTGACTGATAGTTCCATAGCATCAGGGATTCGCTGTTAGCGTTAGCTTTCCCCACATACCAAGAGTTAGAACCATCTTTTTTATACGACATGATGTACTGGCGCGTGTCGTCCCCTGTACTCCTTAACGCTATATTTGGCGCATTCATGGCAATCGCCAGTGAACCAGTTAACGTACCGCCTTTCGTGCTGAAAAATTCAAGCCATTCCGTCCAGGGTCCTGTGCCGTCAAAAACACCGTTCAAAGCCCGGACAAAAATACGACTACTGTACGAAATATACATTTGCTGGCAGCCGTACGCAGACGGGGTCACAAAAAGCGTACCCGCTGCATTAACAGGATAATGGTTAGCCGTTGTTGCTGACGCATTTTGCTGTTGCGGATAAATACCGGCATCTGTCGCTTTACCCAGCGTATTCAAATCCACGCTGAGGTTATTGTTTGCAACGAGCAGACGATTATTCGCGTTATCGTTAGCCGCCTTAACCGCTTTCGGCGTTGCCGCCAGCGTTTCACTGTCGCTGTTCGTCGCGCTACTGAGTTGCACAAACCCTTTCGCGCCGGTCGTTGCATCCGGATGATTACGTGATTTTTCGTGCGCTTTCAGCGCATCGCTCGCAGCCTGGTCATCAAGCGAACCTTTCGGGCGCAGGTCGGTAATATTCCCGTTCGCGTCAATGCTCGCCAGCGCAAACACGTAATGCTGTACGCCATTCTGTACATAATCCGCCAGGTTCGCGGCGACCGTGACTTTGCTCTGCACCGCCCAGACGCTGACAAGCGAACCTGTCCAGCACACGTCAAGCCAGACTTTGACCGGCTTTGTGGTGACGGTGATATTTTGATTAGCGGTCAGTCCGGCACGCAGGCCAGCCACGTAGCCCGCACCTTTGGACACAAAATACTGATTGCCGCTTTTACCGACCAGCCAGCCATCGCCAAAAAACGCCGCAGCGCCGTAAATATCAATATTTTCCTGGCGCTGGCGTTCATCCATCCCAGCCATCCGGGCGGTAAAGTCAATCTGCCATGTCTCTGCCGGCGTATTAATAGCCGTTTCGGTCTGTGCGCCAGTAAACTCCATCAGGAAAGAGCGGGTCAGGACGTTGCCCTGCTGGCCATCTTTCGTTTTTAGCTTCTGCTGTTCAGGAGCATGGACAATCATCGCCAGCGTGCCGCTGGCCTTGTTCATCAGCCCGATCCAGTTAAACGAGAAGTCCCCCACATCTGCGCCCAGCACCGCCGAATGCACCACTGAATTTTCATTCACGACCCCTTTACGGGCGACGGGTGCGCGGTAAACAATCTGCGCGGCCGGTGGCAACGCTTCGCTGCGATCGACGGGCAAGGCCGGGTCTAGCCCCGGAACCAGCGCAAAAACGAACTCATCGAGCAGGACAGGCTCACCCGTCGCGGCCTGCTGCGCTTTCCACTGCTCAAATACCAGCGTGATAGCGGTCTGTGACATAAAAACTACTCTCCCTGTAAGCGTGCGCTGAATGTCGCGCTGCTGGTTTCCGTGCCGGCAATCCTCGCCGGATAAACCACATATTCACCCTGATCCCATCCTGCCCGGATGGCTAAGGTTTCAGAGGTGATCACTTCAAACTGGTAACGCCGGCACGTTCGGCCGTACTGGCGGATAATCTGGATCATCAGCTGCGTGTTATCGGAGATCTGGCTGTCGGTAACGCGAACCAGTATCACATCCCAGTCAATCCCCGGCTGACGCTCCTGCAACTCCACATAGCCGATCCCCAGCCGGTCAAAGATATTGATAAACCCCTGAACGGAGCCGGCATCGGCAGCATTCACAAAGGCGTAAGCAACGCGCCGGCGAAACAGCTTCAGCGGTTCACCGTTAAACCGGCTGATATCCCTGTCCCATGCGATGAGACCCAGTATCGTTTCGTTGCAGGTCAGCGGGTCAAACTGGCGCAGCGGCCACGTTATCCAGCTGTAAACCTCCGCCCAGAAGATCTGCGCCGCTTTAAGGAGCTTTTGCGGCTCCCCCTGGTTCATCCATGACGGCAGAACCATGCTGGCCAGCTTTTTAAGAAAATCATTCATTCTGTAAATCCACCCTCAGAGAGTTCAGGCGCGGCACGCTGAGTTCACTGGTGATATCTTTCAGCGAAAATTCCAGCGAATCCGTATCCGGGAACGTTTTGTGGATCTCCCGCCCCAGCTGCGAGAAGGAAAAGCGTGCGTATGGCCACGTCTTCTTCACGTCATAGTCGGTATTCTCCCGGAAAGCGCAGCGGATAAGGTTTTCAATGCCCTTTCTGAGGTTGTCCTGCTGCTCCTGCTCCAGGTTGCTAAGGTTTTTAACCCAGACCGTGGCGACCAGCTCGTGACGGGTCTCCGGCATGGCAAAACACTGCATATCATCGCCGTGGCCATGATGCCCCTGCGTATTGATATAGTCGTTCACGGCCTCAATGAACGGGTCTGACGCTACGCCGCTGTCCAGCAACAGATACGCATTGGCGGTACCGGGTCCGCGTGGCGCATCATGCTCAAAGAAGATCCGGTCAATGCTCAGCCCCGCAACGCCGGCAATCATCGAACGATATACCGCGTCGGTATGGTAATTTCCGACCAGATTAAACTGATTACGGCAGCGTTCGCGCAGCTCGTCGTCGATCTCCTCGTCCGCTCCCGGTACCGTCAGCCAGTTTTCCTCACTGGCGACGTGGCTGATACCGTTCACGGCCACGGGCAGAATGCGGTAATAGCCTGGCGCAAGGTTGTACGCTCCGCCCGTTCCCGTCGCCTTTACCGCCAGTAGCGCGTTAGCCGTACCTGTGGGGATCGTGACATCTGCGACGGTGGAGACGGCATACACCTTGCCGTTAATACGCTCGGTCTGTATCACCGTGCCGGCTTTAACCGTCACCGCCTGTTTTACATCATCCTTGAAAAAGCGGATCACACCTTCGGCCGCGCTGGCCGGTTTTGGCGTGACGTTCACCGCCCAGGCAAGCAGGCGCAGCATCTGACCGGTAGCTGTAGCCACGAACATACCGGGCATCACCACCGCAACCAGCGCATCTTTCAGCCACATCACCGGCGCGGTAACAATCGCGGTAATGAGCCGCCAGAACGGCGACATACGGGACGTGTTGGTAATCAGCCCTTCATCGGCCACAACGGCATCGAAGCGGGTACGCACCTCATCTTCCGTGGTCGGCATCCCGCTGGCTTTCACCACTTCTTCAAAATCGACCTGTGGCTTTTCCGTCATAGGTTCACCTGATATGTAATGCTGCCAAAATCATACGTACCGGCAGTCACCCAAAGCCGTTTCGCGCTCTCTTCGCGGATTTCCACCGTACCCGGCACAATGCGATCGTCACTTTCAACCAGCAGCTCCAGCTGCGTAAAAATGTCTGCGCGTAAGGTCGGGCTGCGTTCGGCAATTAACTGCGTGGCCAGCCCGCTTTCGATGATCGAATGCACAACATCCTGACCGATACTTTTGCGGTTATTGCACAGTTCTGGCTCACTGCCTGTATTAAGTACAAAGTTTCGCCCCTCAATAAGCAGGTCGATATAAAGAACATCACTCATTAATTAAGCTCCTGCCATTCCATTAGCTGAGCCGGTGAAAGTGCTTCTTTGGTATGGAAATGCACCTCACCAATCGTCTTGCTGTTGTCCGTTACGGCTTTTGAATTTTTACTGATAGTGCTGCTGATTCCGCCCCGGTCGACGCCTTTTAGTTGTCCCCCGGTTGAAAGCGTATTGGCTGTCAGCGACTGCTGAATATTGCCGGCGTAATTATTCTGCATAACGGGCGGCATAACTCCGCCCGCAACTTCAGGATTTACGGGATTAACAACAGGAGACAGCTTGATATCCACGCCGGGGATTTTGTTCAGCTTGCCGACAATCCAGTTCCAGGACTTCAGGAACCCGCCTTTGATGGTCTGCCAGATATTGTCAAACAGCGACACGATGCCGCTGGCCATGCCGCTTAATGCCTTTGACGGAGAAAAGCCGGTGAGCAGCGCAATGAAGCTGTTCCAGCCGGCGACGATCGAATCCCATGCGGAGTCGAACACACCCGCCAGCCACTTCACCACATCAGCCGCAGCCTTAAAGGCGGCGCTGTCCATGACGGCGGCTTTAATGGCATCCCAGTGCTTAACCAGCAGGTAACAGCCCACGACCAGCGCCGCAATCGCTGCGATGACCAGAAGCACCGGCCAGCTCATCAGGTTAATACTGATACCGGCCAGCATCGCAGCCATACGCACCGCCAGCAGCACGCCGCGCAGGGTTTTAAGGACGATATTCCAGGCTAAAACGGCTTTCTGCGCCAGCCAGACAAGCACGGTGTATGACTTCACGACCGCAACCAGCAAACGCCATACACCGGTCAACCCCATGATGATGAATTTAGAGACACCCATCACAATATTGGCGCCCGCCCCCACGGCAGCAAAACCCAGTAATGCCAGCGTGGCATACCCGATAACGCGCGCGATGTTGGGGAACATCTGCATCCAGCGGGCAAAGGTCTGCCCCATATCGGCCAGGCGGTTCAGCACCGGATACAGAACGGGGATTAACGTCAGCCCAATCACCGTCTGGATAGCTTTCAGGATTTGCACGAAGCGATCCCACGGTTTGACCATCTTTTGCGCCATTTCCTGCGTGCGCTTCAGTCCGTCAGCCCCGCCCAGCTCGGTGATATTGCGTTGAAGTAACGCAACATTGCCATAAAGCTGTTTCACTACTGCTGAACTGTCACCAAACGCCGCATCCAGTTCCGCCTGCGCTTTCAGGTTGCCGTCCAGGCTTTTACCGTACTTGTTCTGTAGCTTCGTCAGCATGTCAGGCATGGACAGCATTTTGCCGTTCACATCGGTAAACGACAGCCCGAGCTTTTTAGCGCCATCAATCGCGCCGGTCATAAAGCCCTCGTAGGCACTGCTGGCCTCCGTTCCGAGCGTTCGTTGCAGCTGCCCCAGCACCGCCAGCTGTTCGTCCATCCCTACGCCGTAGTTCGTCCCGACGCCGCGCGCGCCCTCCATCAGGTCTTTGATGGTCCCCATCTCGGTACCGAAGGTTTTGCGCATGTAAACCATCTTGCCCGCCAGCTGTTCGGCAAACGTGACTTTACCCAGCCTCGCCGCGTCAGCGGAAAAGTTGCCGAACATCTGCCCCATAAACTCCGAGGTTTCGGCGGCGGTGGATTTCATGGCAAACGCCAGCGTATTGGCGACTTTCGTCACCTTCGGCAGCTCGGCAGTGGTCAGGCCGGCGATAGAGGCGTTAATGTCTTCCGTTGACTTCACGAACTCCACCGCGCTGGCACCGTAGGTCATGCTGAAGCGCAGCGCATCACGCTGCACGGTCTTCAGCGATGTATCATCAATCCCTTTAGCGGCGGCATCGTTCAGCGCGTCATACATCTCAATCGCCGGCGACAATGCCCCCTGAATGGCCTGAGCTACGCCCCACATGGCCAGAGAGCCGGCACCAATCTGCTTAAAGGCATTTTTTGATTTTTCCGCAAAGCCGGATACGCTGGCCTGAGCCTGTTTTAACGGGCGGGTCAGTTTATCTATCAGGCTTAATGTAAAATCTAATTGTTTCATTCCGTGCCTTTAAATGCCGTGCTAATTCCGTTAGCCACCGCAACGCGCATATTCTCCCAGTGGCGATTATCCAGCCATATGGCAGCGGAAATATCATCCACGGTATCTTCCCCATGCGGGAGATAATAACGGCGCAATATCAGGTATTGTTCGAGTCCATTCCCTTCAATGGTCTGGACTCGTCTTGTTAGTTTTTTACTTCAATTTCCAGCTCTGGCGCATAAATCTCGTTAACCTTACCCGCGAGCTGAAGCGCGGCACCGGGACGTTTTAAAATATCGGCCAGCACTTCTTTGCTTTCCGCAGCCACAATACGCGTCAGATAACTGTGCGCCGGCACGACTTTATTATCCATCGCCATTTCATTAATGAATTTGTTATAAGCCGTCTGGTTAGGTTCAAAGGTAATATCCTGACCACAAACAGTAAGATTAATCTTTTCCATAAATAACGCTCTCTCTTAAATTAATTTCATCAATAAGCTGGTTATGTCGGGCAGCACACTGCCCGTATAAGTCCAGATAAAGGGTTAATAACTCAGCTGCATCACGCCCTGTCGTTCCGGCCAGACGCGGCAGCTGCGTGGTACATTTAGTTTTCAGGTTTTCCTGAAAGCGCACGCTCGGTACCGGCTGCGGCTTCGTTGTACATGCTGACAAAATCATCAGACAGGCAACGATTGGTAAAGACCGGCTTGACCACTTCGGTACGAATTTCGCGCGGTGGCGCATTTTTTAAAGCCTCCAGCTGCTCCTCCAGCTTTCGCCCCGACGCACTGGCCACGTCTGCCAGCTGCTTGCCGGTGGCGGTGGCGGTCTGGCTAATCGCAAGGTCAATACTGTCCCGCTGCCACCCTGCCACCGTCCAGCCGCTACAGAACGTCAGGACAACCAGAATAATTTTCACCACAGGATGTTCCATCAGCGGACCCCGTTGTGTTCCAGGCTGAAGTGATTGCCGTCCGGACGAGATTTGAAGCGCCCGCCCCACGTCCCGCCAAGCGACTCCCAGTACTCGCCCAGCGGCAGATATGCGGCGCTGTCGGTCTGGTACTGGCCATTAATGAACAGATTGAAGTCCACGGCCAGACGCTGGGTATGCAGGCTGTTGGTGATACCGCTGCCTTTTTTCGCATTCAGCGCAGCCTGCTCCGGCGTGCGGTACGCTTCACCAAACGTCAGGCGGTAGCCGTGTTCTTCCGCCCATTGGATCAGATTTGCCACCATCACGGTGAAAAGCTGTTGTTTTTCGCTCAGAGTCATTTCCCTGCCCCTTTACTCAGAAAACCACCAATACCCTTCTTGCGCAGCCAGGCTTCCACGCCGTTCAACCCAAGAATTCCCAGCCCCGAACCGATGCCAACCAGCGCCAGCGGATGAATGTCCGGTACCACATACAGCGCCACGCCTGCCAGCAGTGACAGCGCACTGCCAACAATCAGGCGGCCGGCCAGTAAACGGACGGTGATTGGCTCACCGCTGTTAAGCATTTTTCCCAGCGCAATCATGGCGCCCATGATGGCCAGCGCAATAAATCCCTTTTCGT